CCGTAGCCAAATTCCAGTTATGGAAGTTGGAATTACAGCTCCCCAGACTGGCCTGGCATACTCTTCCTTACATTGTGAGGATACTGCCATGAATGTTAAAGAGGTCCTTTGCCACTTAGTGATTAAACACCAAGGGCCTTAAGACTCTTTAATATTCATTTTAGTTTTCAGGAGCGAGCCCGAGATCTTCGAGAATCAATTCTTTTAATAGTTTTGATTCCTGGGATCTTTGGGTAAACTCCTGAAACTAAAGATTTTGGTCCAAGTGACAGAGAAATCACTTGATCCATTAACTTTAGATCCTCCTTTGTAAGGAAGGTGTCTCCAACTGTTCAAGTTTCATGTACTCTATCCGTAGATAGCATGTTACTTAAAACAGAATGAGGCAAGGGATTCTTACTTTCTATCTCATTAACTCGAAATAGAAGTTCAGTAACTGATGAAGTTACTGTTCCTCGAAATCAAGTAGAGAGAAAGTTAGTAAGATCCACCAATCTAAGGCTTGTATCTAAGCCTAGAGAATTAGTAAATTTCCCTACTTCGTTTCGAAAATCGAAGAAGAGTAATTTTCTAATAAGCTTAGTAACTTTCTTAAATTCCAGAATCTTTCGATTCTGAAGTTCTTGAAAGTATGATTGAATAAAATCAATACTAATAGTATTGACTTTAGTCAAGAGGTCAGCAACCCAAGTGATCTCTCTATTCCTTGTTAGGATAGAAAAGAGCTCGGGAAGCACACCTCGATCAAGATTTCCTCTTTGAGTTTTGGCTCAATGGCCAATAACTCAAAGATGAACTCAGATCTCACTAAGCTTTTCTCAATGTTTCTTTCCAAAGATTGAAACAAAGAGAATCTCTAAACTAGGTACATCTCTGAAGCCACCTGTTAAGGCCCGATCTACAATTGATCTTAAAAAGCTAAATTTATCAATTAAGCTCTTTGAAGTCAAAAGTAGAATCGGGAGAGGTGATAGATTTCCATCTTTATTAATCAATTTAGAAGCAAATTCTAAACCGATTAACTCAGAGGGTAAAATAGATTTTGGTATAGAAATACCTACACCTATTACTTCTATCATCTCTCGGTAATTCAGAGCTACCTCTCGATCTGCAATAACTACATCGTCTCCTAAGACGAGATAGTCCGTAAAGTTGGATTGACCAAGATAGACATAAGCCGCAAGACGCACTATTGCGTGATTGGTTAATGCTATCATTGGTCAGGAACTATACAAACCTATACCTTGACCAGTAGCATAACGGATAGTGGTATATTTACCCTTACCCTTATGCACTGTAAAAGTTAGGTTTTGTATAAGTTCCTTCCAACCAATGGCCATGTTTGTAGCTGAGTTATCTGGATTCATATCCGAGAAAACCAGTTTTAAAACAAGGTATTGTAAATCTAGAGGTAGCCGATCTGTCGCAGATGATAGATCAAGAGAGTAAATCTCGGTTTTGCCCTGATTTACTATCTTGGTATATCATCTGAAGATCTTATCCTGGTGATATGTACAATCAGTCCTTAAGGATCGAAGATACAATATCAGAATGTCATGAAGGGGCTTTAAAGTCCCTTGTAACATTCAATTGCCAATAGCAATATATCGTTTCTTACCACCTATATCATCGAAGTAGGCTAGACGTCCAAGGACATCTTGACCAACCTTCCGATAACTAGGAAAGTTTGAAAACTTTATATTTGAGATTGGAATACCTAATTTCTCAAATACAGAAAGAAATAAATCTGAATAAGTTCGTAAACTTATCAGACTTTTATTTAAATCTCCCTGTACTTGAGGAATTTTGGTATATCAATCTGTGATAAGTTGAGAAGTCTCAACTAATCACCTATTGGTCAAAGCCAAAGTAAGATCTAGTAAGATACTTGTCATACCACGGCCATAAGGATGAGAGGTTATTCATTGAGATCCTATTTGACTAGGATTTAAATAAATATCTCTTCCCTTTACCGTAATACGACCAAGTACCTTACCGGCAGATCGCAGCCCAAGACGAGGCCAAAACGAATCTATTAGTGTTATAATATCATTAGTTATTTCCTTTTCATCTTCTCTTTGAGGAGTAAGAATCCTGGAAAGATCTAATGGTACTGGTAACACTAAGGATTTGTGGAGACGTATACCTGTGGTTATCAAATTCTTTTCTCAGAGAGTAAGACTATCCCAAGTTCTTACAATTTGAGAAACAGAATTAGGCAGACCTCTTTTTGAGTTAACTTTAACTCAAAATTTGTCTTGCTTAAGGGGTGTAAGTTGACCTTCAAGAATATATTTCTTGAAAGCAACTCAGCACTCCTTAAATAACCAAACACAGAATTCTGGATCAGATCGATTCAGAATCCTGCGTTGCCAGGTAAAGAGCTGTAATAGAAGGAGTTTACTCTTCTTTCTAGTAGCCAGCTTTACCAGCACAGCTGATAAAGCTCGGTGCCTGTCCAGATTGCCCTTTCGATTTTCTCAAGATCGAAAGGATGATTTAGTAGGCAGCTTACTCGTACTCGTGGCCATCTTTATCTTGGGAAAAGAAGTAGCCATTTTCGGATGCTTCTGCGAACTACCAAACCTTAACAGTCTGGCAAAGGCTGACCGTATTTTGTTAAGAAATATGGAAAGCC